AAGTGCCGCAGCCGGCCGCCACGACGATGGACGCCTCGCCCTCGCCGCGGCGCGAGACACCCAGCCCTAGCAGCAAGGGGCTCAACTCGCCCACCGCGCACCCGTCTCCCGCTGTGCCATCGCCGGCCCTCAATGAGACGCCCGCGGCCTCGGATGCCGCACCCGAGGAACCTGCCGAGCCGGGCATCGCCAGTCCGCCTGCCTCGCTCCCCGAGCCGCCCGCCCCATCGGCGCCCTCACAGCGGCCGGGACGGGGACATGGCCATCACGGCGGCGGCCGCTAGTTGCGGAACTCGAGGCGTTCGGTGACCGGCGGCTGGTTCGGGCCGTTGCGGAGAGCGGGATGGATGTAGACCCTGCCCAGACCGCGCTCGCTCAGCACGATCCGCACCACCTCGCGGCGGCCACTGACCGGCATCTGATCCCAGGTCGTCCACACGTCCGTGTCAGGGTCGATGAACGGGAGCAGCGCGGGCGGGAGCGTGAGCTCCTGCTCACGCAGCTCGAGGCGGCGCACCGAGGTCCGCTTCTCGGTCAGAGAGCGGCCGAGGATCTCCACCTCGGCCAGCGTCCTGGCCGTCCCCTGCTCCATCTCCTTCAGCTCGGTGCGCTCCTGGGCGAGCCGCGCCTTCACCTCGCGCACCTCGGCGCCGTCGACGTCCGGGGCGGCCAGCAGCCGGTACAGGTCCTTGCGGGCGACGTAGGCCATGAGCGCGCCGGGATCCTCCGGGGTGCCGATGATGTAGTCGTCGACGGCATCCTTCTGGATGCTGACGCAGCCGCGTCCGCACCGGTAGACGGGGTCGCGGCGGCGCTGGCGCCGGGTGAGGCTCACCTGGCACAGGCGCCCGCAGCGACCGCACCACAGGGCGACGGTGAGTTCGTGCGCGGCGCGGCCGCCGCGGCTGGTCTTGCGGGACGGTGCCGTCAGGATGCGCCGCACGTTCCAGAACCGGGTCACGGGCACGATGCCGTCCCACATGCCCTCATACACCTCGCCCCGGTGTTCCCGCAGTCCGGCGTACGCGTAGCGCAGCGCCATGATCCGCAGGTGCTCACGCGAGTAGGGACGGCCGGAGCGGTTGAGGTAGCCGGCATCGCGGAAGCGCTCCTCGATGGCGGCGAGGCTGTGGCCCTGCTCCAGCAGGCCGAACAGCTCCTTGACCGGGCCGGAGCGCTCCGGGTCTTCCACCCAGGTCTCAAGGTCGCCGGTCTTGGAGTCGTAGACGGGCATCAGCCCGTCCGGTGCCTTGCCGTGGGGCCGGCCTCTGCGGGCCTCGAAAGCCGTCGTGCCGGTGACGCGCAGGTGGGTTTTGTAGGACTCGTACTCGGAGTCGACAGCGTCCTCGAGGAGGCTCTTGCGGTCGCGGCCGTTACGCGGGTCGTAGAGCCGTTCGTGGGTCGTGACCCAGATCAGGACCTGCTTCTCCTCGCACAGCTCGATGAACGACACCCACTCGCCGACCTTGCGGGAACCACGCGAGGACTCCCACAGCATCAGCACATCGGCACCGAAGCCGCTGCTGCGACCTGTGGGACCTGTGCTGAGGTCGGTGACGAGCTTCTCGAAGTCGTCGCGCCGCTTGCGGGCGTACCGCGAGGCGGACAGGCCGTCGTCGATGTAGGGCTCGCCGAGCGTCCATTCGTTCTCGGCGGCGACGACCGCGTTGTCGGATCCCTGGCGATCGAGGCTCGTGCCGCCCTTGGCGTCCGACAGTCGCCGGTACTCGCGGGCGACGAGCTGCGTGTTGGCTATGCGCTTCACCGCGCCAGTATCACCGCGATAGCCACCGTTAGAAAGACGTAGCCTTCCTGACGTTTTCCTAGCAGCTGCAATTAGCGATGGCCCAGGCGAGCACCCCGCCCAGCACCACCACCGTGACCGCATACACGGCGACCAGGCGGCGTTCACGGCGCGTCATCGCGTTCCCTCGCCGCGCGCGGCCTGGTAGGCCTGCCACAGTTCGTCGGCCTGCTGGCACTTCGTCTCACCACAAGCCGGGCAGGCGGCCGCGTGCTCGATGTACGCGCGGTACGCCTTCTGCGAGGCCGTGTAAACGGCGGCGTTGGCGACGCGCTGCAGGTGGGGCCCGCCGCCGCTTCCGTCTCTCCATTGCCACTGGGAACTCACGCGTCGGGCTCCTCGTGCAGCTGGTGGCGTCCGGCGGCGATCAGCCGGGCCACGTTGAGTGGCTGGCACAGCACGGCGGCCGACGACATCGGCACCGACCAGTACGAGGCGTAGGACTGCGGGTCGAACTTCACGGCGTCGACCGTCGGCACCCCCAGGTAGGTGCCGCGGCCCAGGCAGTCCACGTCCATGGCCCGCCAGTCGTCCAGGGCCTGGTGCCACGTCGCGGGCATGCTCGCCGGCACCAGCGCGTAATACCGGCGCCCGTACAGATCGCAGATGACCGGGCCCCCGTCCAGGACCCGGTCGAGGAAGGCATCAACGTCCGCCGGCACCGAGGTGCAGGCCAGGGCGGCCACCAGGCGCCCCGGGATCCGGACAGCGGAGAAGAGCGTGCCCAGGGGGAACAGCGCGACGCCCTGGTCTTGCCACTCGCTGCGTGCTCGGGTCCGCAGAGGGGCCGCGTAGGCGGACAGGAGCCAGTGCTGGGCGGCGAGTCGGCATTCGGCGCTGGTGTCGATGGCTGCGGGTTCGACGGCGCGCAGCGCGGGCCGGTGTGTATCGGTGGTCATCCTCGTGCCTCCGGTGATGGTGCTCTGCCCGGGCTCGAGGTGGCGGCGTGTGCATGGGCAGAGTGGTGGGACTGCCGCTGCTCACGACGCTATGGACCTGGTGTGCAGCACAGCCAGCGATGTGCAGATCTGTGCAACAGACTGTCCCTGAATGGAGTGTTGGCGGCTTCGCGCCCTTGACTGGCTCGCTCCCGGGGATGACGGTGGTGCAGAAAACTGCACAACTCATGGACGGAGACTGCCGTGTCGCTACTGTTCATCGGGATCGATCCGAATACCGGGGACGACGAGAGTCCCACGGTGTGGGTCGACCAGCAGAAAGAGGAGCTCGTCTTCCAGGGATGGAAGCCGGGCTCCGAACTCGAAGCGGAGTGTGCCGCGTTCGAGGTTCCCGGCCACGCCAAGGGGATCCCCGAGAACGAGGCCGTGATCCGTATCCCGGCCAGGATGGTGCCCATGATCAGGGAGGCTTGCGATGCCGTCGAGCGTGCCGCCGTTCAGTGAGCTGATCGCGGACTGCACTCGTTCTGCCGTGCATCTGGAGATGCGTGACGTCTACGCCGTAGGCAACGAGAAGCAGCAGTTCGAGGCCTGGCGTCAGGGCTTCCGCCACGATCCAGTCGACCGGGCCTCGTGGTGGCGGCCGTGGCTGGACATGGTCCAGGAGACGGTGCGGCGAGGCGTCGTCGTGCGGCGGGCCCGCATCGTGTCCGAACCGGTCAGCGAGTACATCCGCTTCGAGCACTCGAACACCTTCACGAACATCGCTGCGGGCGAAGAGGTGCGCTGGCTGCCGCGGCGGCGCGCCTCGGACATCGCGCTGCCGGGCAATGACTTCTGGCTGTTCGACGACCGTCTGATCCGTTGGAACCACTTCACCGGCGACGGCGCCTCGGCCGGCCAGGAGCTCTGTGACGAGCCGGCCGCCGCGAAGCTGTGCGCGGAGGCCTTCGAAGCGGTGTGGTCGCGGGCCGTTCCGCACGACCAGTACGAGATCCACTAGCAAGAAAGCACCGGTAGGCCAGCTCATGCCCGTCTCCCCGTCCTCGTCCGCTCAGGCCGCGCGCGAGGCCGTCGCCAGACACCTGCGCGACCTCCGCAAGGAAGCAGGACTGACGATCACCGAGCTGGCCGACCGGTGCGGCTGGCATCACTCCAAGACATCCCGCATCGAGAACGCGCTCACCGGTCCCACCGCCGGCGACATTCGCCGGTGGTGCGCGGCCGTCCAGGCCGAGGACCAGGCGCAGGGTCTCATCGTCCAGTCGGTCAACGCCGAATCGATGTACCGGGAATGGCGCCATCAGGTCCGCAGCGGACTGAAACAGCTGCAGGAGAGCTCAGCGCAGTTCTTCCGCGACACCGAACTGTTCCGCGTCTACTCATCCACGCTCGTGCCGGGACTGCTACAGACCGAGGGCTACGCCACCGGCGTGCTCCAGACCGCGGCCCGCTTCCGCGACCTTCCCGTCGACGACAGCGCCGAGGCTGCCCGCGCCCGAGTCGAACGTTCGCGCGTCATCCACGAATCCGGCCGCCGCTTCGTGCTGCTCATCGAAGAGACCGTGCTGTATTGCCAGATCGCGGACGCGGACGCCATGGCCGCGCAACTGGGACATCTCCTCAGCGCGGGAGCGCTGCCGGCGGTATCGCTCGGCATCATCCCGACGTCGGCACGCGAGCGGATGCAGTGGCCCCGGGAGACCTTCCATGTCTACGACGACAAGCTCGTCTCCGTGGAGCTCGTATCAGCCCGCGTGAGGATCGCTCAGCCTTCCGAGATCACGCTCTACCTCAAGGTCTTCGAAGAGCTGCGCAGCATGGCCGTGTACGGCGCCGAGGCGCGCGATCTGATCGTCCGTGCGATCGAGGCCCTACGCTGAGGCAGGACACGGCAGAAGCCCCCCGCACAGCCCATGACGGGCTGTGCGGGGGGCTTCGTGGTTCAGCGTGCGAGAAACTGGACGGCGACGGCGCCCACCGTGCCGAGGACTGCGCCGGCCCCGGTTGCACGCCACCGCATCTCCTCGAGGGACCGGACCCGTGTCGTGAGGGCGTCGAGCTGCTTGCCGTGGTCCTTGACCGTGGGGCTCAGCTCGGACCGGATCTCCTGGACGGTCTTCTCGACCGAGCACAGCTTGTCCCACACCTCCCGGGACCGGATCACCACCCCGTACGGCTGCTCCGGCGGCGTCGTCATCTCGGGTCCCGGCCGTCGAGCTCGCTGCCCATGCGGCGTACGAACTCGTCCAGGTCCTGATGCATGGCCGCCTTGTCCAGTTGGAGCCGGAACGGCACCGTGACCGGCTTCTCGTACGCCGGCGGCCGCGCCCACCCCAACAGCACACCGGCCGCCAGCTGCAGGGGCCGCCAGGCCATCCGCTCGGCGAGCTCCTCGAGCCCGCGGAACGCGGCGTAGTACACGAGGGTGAGCCCGCCGGTGACGTACGTCGTGACGGTGGCGTCGTCAACGTCCAGGCCCAGACGCGCGGCCGCGCCCAGGGCGAGGCCGGCGAGCACGGGCACGAGAGTGCGCATGAGGGAAACGAACAGGTTCGCCGGCATCGTCAGTCCTCCTGCAGCTTGGCGCCGAGCTCGGCGAGGGCGGCCCGGGCGCCGGCCTCGGCCGCCGCCTCGATTTCGGCCGCGGTGAGCCCGCCGCCCTGGGCGAGCGCCCCGACCGTGGCGGTCAGCGCGGCCAGCTGCGCGGTGAGCGCGGCCGTGGCCTTGTCGATGCGGCGGATGCGCGTCGTCTGGTCGTTGACGTGCGAGCCCAGCGACCAGTAGTGGTTGGCGCTCTTCTCGTCGTCGGAGGAGCCGGCCGCGTCCTTCGGCGCCTTCCACACACCGTCGGTGCCGGCCAGCGCCTGGATATCGGTCTTGTCGAGTGACACCGTTTCCTCCTCGGGTGCGTCGCCCGCGGCCCACGCGCGCAGCGCGGCCTCGGACAGGTAAGCGACGGACCGGTCATACGGCTGGGATGTGAACTGCCAGATCAACGCGTGCTTCCCACCCGCGACGGGCTGCGCCTGGCCCTCGGCACGCGACCAGTCCGCAGCCCCCCACGGATAGCGCGGGAACCACAGCGGAACGCCGTCCGGGAGGTGGCCGGCCGCGATGTCCGCGGCGGACGTGTAGACGCCGACGCGCTGTCCGGGGAACGCGGCCTGCACGGCAGCGATCCACGCGGCCGCCCACATCTTGATCTCGACCGCGTTCCGGCCGGCGTAGTTGCGGCCGTCGGGGTAGCGCTCGAGGTCCAGCCAGTGGGTGAACCCCGCCCGGGCGTATGGCCGTACGGCGCCGATGTAGTTCGCTGCCTCGGCCCTGACGTCCTGGCTGGGCCACGCGAAGTGGTACCCGCCGGGGATCAGGCCGGCCTTGAGGATGCCGGCGATGTGCGTGTCGAACATCGTGTCGCGGGAGTGCTGGCCCTCGGACGCTTTGGCGAAGGCGAACACGACGCCCTTGTTGGCCTTGAGGGCCGCCCAGTCCTGGACGCCCTGGTAGGCGGAGACGTCCATGCCGCGGCTGGTGGCCATGCCCTACGCCTGGTCGACCGGGGTGAAGTCGAGGTAGTACTGCCGGCCCGGTTCGAAGACGACCGCCGGGTTATCAACCTGGATCGTGAGGCTGCCCGAGGGCGAGGCCTTCGCGTAGCGCTGGTCCTCGGGAACGTCCGGGTCGTACACGGCCATGAACTCGTAGGAGCGCGTGACCTGGGAATCTTCCGGTCCCCACTTCTTGTGGGTCTCGAAGGTGCAGCGGAACTTGGCGCGGACGGCCATTGGGTGCCTCCAGGGCATGAGAAAAGCCCCGGCCTGGTGGCGCGGGGCGTACGGGGTGGGCGGGGCGGGTTGCCCGGGTGGCTAGGTGAGGGCTTGGGCGGCCGGGTATTCGTCGGCGGAACCGACGTCCTCGACGAGCACGTAGGCGACGTTGTTGGCGGAGGCGGCGATCAGGGCGTTGCCTGTGCCGCTGGCCCGCACGTAGGTGGCGACCAGCACCGCGGTGATGTCCGAACCTGTGGTGTTCGTCAGGGTGTTGCTGAAGAACACGGGTGAGTTCGCGTTGTTGGCAACGATGTACTGACGGATCTGGTCCAGATAGGCGGTCCCGGAGGTGTCGGTCTTGCGTACCCGCACCGTCACCGTGTCGCCGGACACGGACGACTGGGCCAGACATTTGAGGGTGATCCGGTAGGCGCGGCCATTGCGCAGGGTCACGCTCGGGGTGGTGATGCCCACGGTCTCCGTCGTCGTCACCGTGGCCGTGTTCGCCGCGAGGGGGGCGTAGGCCAGGGTGAACGGCGCGTTGTCCCTGAGACGGGCGTCCGTCATGCGTTGGCCGGGCTGCCAGTTGGACATGGGAGCCTCCTTACAGACTGACGATGGCGGGATGGGCGAGCCGCACCGGCGAGGCCGCGGCCGGCGCCTTGACGACACCGTTCACGGACCGGATGCCGGTGAACAGCTGCGGGTTGATCACGTCGAAATTTTCGTACCGGACGGCCGGGTTGACGTTGGTGTTACCCGAACCCGAGATGGAGCGCGTACCGATCTGGTTCGCCGCGGTGATCGCCGAGTCACTCGCTTCGATGTGCCAGACGCCCGGCTCGACAGCAGTGGCCAGCCACGCCTTGGCGCGCAGTGTGCTGCCCTGGCCTTGGAAACGCACCCGGATGTACGTCCCCGCCACGTGCGTGACACCGGTCAGCGTGTGCGCGCCGAGCTCGGTCTGCGTGTCTGCGATCACCTTCCTCAGGGACAGGATGATCGTGTTCGACGTGGTGAACTGCAGGCGCGCCAAGTACATGTTGCTGGCGTCCAGCATGCGTGCGGTCACCCCGCCGTACAGGCTCTCGGTGCCGGTCGCCAACGCCGACGTGGTGATGTCGCAGTAAATGTCGAAGTCGGCGTGGATCGCGGTCACCGCGGTCCGCCGGGAGACGCCCGTGCTGGTCAAGGTCTGACTGCCGTAGCCCGAGCCGACCGCGTAGTCGGCGGCTGCGCCGCCGCCCACCGTGTTCCAGGTCAGGCCCGAATCCGATGTGCCCCAGCCGTTCGACGTGGTCCGGCCGAACGCGTCATACAGCCAGCTGGCCGTGGGCCGCGTGGTCCGTACGGCCCACACGTAGTAGTCGTTCGACGTGGCCGGCGTTCCCCCATGCCGCGCCCGCGTCTTGGCCCGACCCGCTGTCGACGGCGCGGTCACCGTCTCCTCCAGGTACGTCCACACGCCAGCCGCAACCGCGGGCTGCGCGCTGCCGGCCGTCGAAATGAACGTGCCGCCGTTGGTGTACCAGTGCACCGACGGACGCAGGTCGGACCATCCGCCCGGCGAGTACACCCACATGCTGATCGTGTACTGGGCGCCGGGCGTGATGGAGTCGACAGCACTCAAGGCGCAGGCCATGCCACCGGAAGCCGCCACACCGTCGGGCACGATCCGCGCCGACGCGAGCGCTCGGGGATGCGGATGGACATACGTTGTGCTGCGGGTGACCGTCGAGCTCTCCGCCGTCCAACCAGTCGTACTGGCGTCGAAGAACGGGTTGCTGTTGACGAGGCTGCCGGGTGCGGCAACGGTCACGATCTCGCCGGAGATCCGCCAGTCGTAGGGGGTGTCGGCGACTCCGCCCCACCACACCGGGCCACTCGTCGTCAGGAGTTGGACGGTGGTGTCGGTCGTGTTCAGGGCGCCCGCGAGCTGGGCGTAGTCGCCGTCGGCCCACTGGAACTCCTTCGCGCTGGTCGCTGTGGTCGCGGACCCGACCCAGGCGACGTTCCACGGCTCGGCGGGCACGCAGATGAACGTCACGGGCCAGGCGTCGGGCCCGGGCGCCTCTGAGGGCCCCCAGACGAGGAGGTCGACGTCGTCGACGCTGTAGTCGGGTGGCAGGTTGGTCAGGCGGATCTTGTCGCCGACGTCGACGCGCATGATGTCGTCGAAGAGCGCGAAGGTGCGCTCGTTGGCGAGGTTGAGCGTGATGGCCGGGTAGCGCATCTCGTCGACGGTGGCCACGTGCACGCGCCAGGCGGCCTGGCCGGGCAGTGCGTCGTCCGTCGACAGGGACAGCTCCACCGACGTGCCGTAGCGGCCGATGCCGTCCGGCGGGTCCTGGACCGAGTTGGTGCCCTCGGTCAGTTCGTAGGTGTATTCCGAGCCGCCCGCCCGGCGGGCGGTCATCACGTTGAAGGCGGCCCGGTCGTCGTCCTTGGGCCGGATGTCGTCGAAGAGGCCGCCCTCGAAGTCGAGCGTGAGGACGGGTTCCTGGCTGAGCAGCGTGGCGGCTCCGCGGTAGGCGAGCTCGGCGCCGTCCCGGCGTTCGAACAGGATCCCCTGGTCGGCCTTCTCCGCCTGACGGAGCAGTTCCAGGAACGCGCCGGACTGCTGGACACCCATGCGGGGCTGGCTGGTGCCGTCCATCGCGACGGACAGCGGTACGGCCTCCTCGGCGGCCAGGCGGATCAGCCGGCTGCGGACCGTCTCCCCGTTCCAGCCGATTGTGGCGTGGCCCGTGTTCGCGTATCCGGCCAGGGCGTTGGCGATCGCCAGGTGCCCCATGACGGTGCCGCCGAGATCGGCGTCGGCGGAGCCGAGGGAGGCGCTGGTGATGCGGCCCACCGCGGTGCCCGTGAAGGTGTTGCTGGAGGAGCTGACGGGGATCGGGTCATCCACGGTGTATCCGGGCAGGTAGGTGGTGACCAGCAGTCTCCGCGTGATGGTGGAGGCGCTGACGGAGATCTCGAACGTGACAGCGACGGTGGCGCCGTTGACCGCGAAACTGATGGTGCTGTCGTCCAGGCTCGCCCCGTCCGCGTCGTACGCGGCGACCCGCAGCGAGCCCGCGGGCTCGAGCCACAGGTCCCACTGCCGGGCAGTCCCGGTCGTCTGCAGTCGCAGCAGGTGGGCCTCTGCCGCCACTCCGCCGGCCGGAGGCGCCAGGAGGAACCGCAGCGCTGCTTCCCCGGTATCCGTGTAGCTGGGCACCGGGAACGACAGGCGGCCGGTCGCGAAGGTGGGCAGCGGGTCGGAGGCACGCCACGTGTCCGAGTCGGCCGCCAAGGACACGCCGTTGCCCTCGATCACTCCCGGGGGCCTGTTCGGCAGACCGCTGGCCACGCTCAGCGCGTTCTGGGAGTCCTCGCACGGCCAGTAGCCCACGATGTTCTCGCGCGCCGGGCTGGACATCTCACGGAACAGCGGCGAGCGCAAAACTTTCTCGCCCGCGGACAGCCTCCGTGAGATCCCTGCGGGGCTGATGGACACGGTCCGAAACGCCCCGGACTTGTCCCGCAGCGGCGTCCAGTCGGGCACCTCCCCATGGAAGCGGATGTGGCGTCGCGTGAACGTGATGCTGTTCGCGGTCCAGGTGACCGAGTTGGCGTCCTGGAACGAGGTGTCGCCCGGGTCGGCCAGAGAGGTGTCCACGTCCAGCAGGACCGTGCCGCCGATGCCGTCCCGCAGCTGCAGGCGGTACAGGCGGCCTTCCAGGCCAGGGGCGGCGATGGTGGACCGGGCTCCGAACTCGATGGGAATGGCCGGGTTGTAGACGCTGGTCGACGTGCCCCCGACGACGGGGTCACCCAGCAGCGTCCATTCCTCGGAGTCCACGGACAACGCGGTGTAGAACCGCACCTCGTACACGCCGTCGTCATTGGACACGTCCAGGGTGGCCCGCAGGGCAATCCGATTGCCGCCGTGCGCCGGGACGTAGGCGCTGCCTGTGGTGACGATGCCCGTCGCCCCGTCGGTGCTCCAGTACAGCTGGGGCAGTCCCCCGGGGCTGAGCACGATGGTCCAGCTGCGATTGTTCGTCGTGGTGTCGTACCGGTTGGCGACGTGCTGGAAGTCCCCGTCCGCCCTCGCCCATGTCTGCGCGGCGATCTCCACGCGGACATCGAGATCGGCGGTGATGTCGTAAGCGCTGGAGGAGGCGGTGCTCAGGTAGGAGGCGGGATCGCCGGTGGCTTCGGCCCACACCGAGCCCAGCCCGTCGTAGCCGTACCGGATCGGCGTGTTCAGGCCCACCTCCCCGAACAGGGCGCTGTTGGGGTTGCGGCGGGAGAACTTGGCGCCCGTGTTCAGCAGGGTCATCGACCCGGAGCTGGGGCCGGCGGACTCCCGCTCGCTGCCGCGGCCGCGGGAGGCCGACACGGCGTCCTGGACCAGGACGTCGTCGGTGATGCTGTTGAAGGCCCCGCTGTAGTGCAGCTCGGCCCACACCGGGGGCGGCAGGCTCGGCACGGCTACCTCCCGGAGTTCAGGTTGGTGACGTCGCCGCCGTATTCGATGCGGATGTGTTCCTTGAGCCAGGTCATGAACGGGTCCGCGGTGCCGTCGAGGCGCACGGTCATGGCTGCGGGCTGGGCGGCGGGGGTGGTCTGGGAACCGCGGGTGCGGTTGACGGCGGTCAGACCGGGCACGTCGACGAGGCCGGCCAGAGCCTTGTTCATGGCCGGCACCTGGGCCTCGGCGCCCTCGACGATGCCCGGCGGCAGCCAGCGGCCGATGGCGTCGCCCATCAGCTTGGACGGGCTGGAGATCCCCAGCGCATCGGCGATCGGGCCGGGGATCATGTTCTTCGCCCAGCCGATCAGGGTGGACCGCAGCCAGGAGCCCATGGACTGGATGCCGTTCCACAGGCCGAGCACGATGTCGCGGCCCTTGCCGTACAGCAGGCTGCCCAGGTTGCCGACGGCCTCACCGATGCGGCGCGGCAGGCCCTTGACCCAGGTGAGCATCTCGCCCGCCTTGCTGACCGTGGCGGTCTTGATCGCCGACCAGTGCTTGATGATCAGGCCGAGGAGGGTCCAGTTCAAGAACGCCTGGTAGAGGCGGCCCGGGATCGCCTTGATCCAGCCGACGAGCGCGTTCCAGGCGTCGCTGGTCTTGTTCTTGATGGTGTCCCAGTGCTTGATGATCAAGCCGATGAGGGTGAAGTTCATAAACGCGCTGATCATCATGTCCTTGGCCCAGATCAGCTTGCCGACGATCCAGTCCCAGGCGGCCAGCGTCCACTGCTTGATCTCGTCCCAGTAGGCGATGATCAACGCGACCAGGCCGGCCACGGCGAGGATGATCCAGCCGATCGGGCCCATGGCGATCAGCCACTGGGCGGCCATGGTCGCGGCCCAGATGACGGCCCGGGCGGCCATCACCACGAACTGGCGGATGGTGACGGCGGCGATCCGCAGCATCGACACCAGCCACGTCGCCGTCGCGCGCAGGGCCGCGGCCGCCCACGCGCCCGCGGTACGCGCAGCGTTGGCGACCGCGGAGGCGGCCATCCGCGCGCCCGCCTTGATGCTGGTGGCCGCGGTGGCCAGCCAGCGCCGGGCGACCTGCCCGAGCCTCGAATCCATCAGGTCGGATGCGGCGTCGACCGCGGTCGCCGCGGCGCTGAAGGCCTTGAACGCGGCGACCGCGCCGAGGACCGCGAACGCCAGGGCGGACACGGCGTCAGGGGGCAGGGAGTTGATGATCTCGGCCAGGTGCATCGCCACCACGGCCGTGAGCCCGATCAACGGGGCCAGCGCCACCAGCAGCTTCAGCGCCGCCTGGGCGAGCGTGCCGAGGGTCTGCGCCCCCTGCTTGGCCAGCGCCACGAACTCGGCGAAGCCTTCCGACTCGCCCAGGCTCTGGCCCCAGCGGGCGAACGCGGCCGTCGACTCCTCGAACCCGCCGGACATCTCGTCCGACAGCGGCAGGAACGCCTTGATGACGCCGCCGATACCGACGGCGATGTTCTTCAGCCCGGACAGCAGGCTCTTGAGGTTCTGCCCGGCCACCTTCGCCATGGACTCGGCGAACTTCTCCAGTCCGTTGCCCTTGGTGTTCTTGTCGATCTCGTCGAGGAACTCCCTGAAGGCGCCGGCCGCGGCCTTCACGAACGGGGTGAGCAGCGGCAGCAGGCGCCGCACGATCTGCAGGCCCTTGGTGAACAGGGGCATGGTGGTGTCGGCGAGGCTGTCGGACCACTCCTTCTGGTCCTTCTTCAGGCCGATGAACTCCTTGGCCATGGCCTGCGTCGCCGGCGGCAGCTGGGCGAGGGCGTCGTTGTAGGCCTTCTGCTTGTCCGCGGCGTCCTCGGCGCCGGCCGCGGCCGCCTTCTCCGCGTCCGCGGCGAGGGCGGCGACGTCGCTGACGGCCTGCATCTGCGGGCCGACCGCCAGTTTGAAGGCCTGCGCGGCCGCGCCCGCGGAGGCGAAGGCGGCCGCCATCCCGCCCACGCCGGCGGTGACCGCAGCGGCGGCGGGCACGCCGATGCCGAGCCCGGCCACCGCCTTTCCCAGGCCGCCCAGGATGCCCTTCGCGCGGTCGGCGCCGGCGCTGAGCTGGTCGGTGTCGATGCCCAGGCGGACCGTCATCGAGGCGAGCGTGGCCAAGGCCATCACCCCCTCGGTGCTGTTCAGTTGTCGGTGACGTTCACCCGCCCGCCCAGGGCGGCGTTCGCTGCCATGGCCTGCTTGAACAGCTCTTCGGGTGTCTTCTTCACACGGGTGCGGTCCCAGCGCGGCATGAACTGCGACAGCGTCGGGGGCCGCTTGCCCTTGGGGGTGTTCACCGCGACGATCGCCGCCGAGATCATGGCGGCCTGGACGTCTCCGCGTGCTCCGCCCATGGGTCCGGCGAGCTGCTCATAGGCCCGCCACTCGGCGAGTTCGGCCGAGCCGATGTCGGCGAGCATGTGCCGTACCGAGCGGGCGCCGAGGTGCGCGGCCAGACGAAAGTAGAACGCTCTCTCTGGCCGCGCCCTCAGTTTCCCGTGAGCTCCTTGACGTCGTCCTCGCTCATCTTCGACAGCCGCGTGGCGACGTCGCACACCCGCTGCAGAGCCCGGGCGCTCTTCTCCCCCAGCCGCTTGACCTCGGCCACCGACCGGAACAGCACCTTGCCGTCGGCGTCCACCATGGACGCCGCGGCGAGCCGGGCACGGAAGCCTTCCAGGCCCTCGGCGCGGACAGACGCACCGTCCTTGCCGACGAATGCGGACTCGAACTTGTCCCGCTCGGTGCCGGGCAGCTCCCGCACCCGCACTGTGCCGCCCCACTCCGGTACGGGCACGTCCTCACAGGCTAGGTCGTCGGCGTCGAGGATCTGCTGTCCGGTCAGGTACGTCGTCATCAGCTCTGCTCCTTGCTGGTGCGCCATTGCGGCGGGCGATCGACGACGAGCGGCACCGTCCGCTGCTCCTGGGCGGCGTCGCCGGTGGCCTCGTCGAGGTACTTGCGGCCGTCTGCGTTGCGCAGGTAGGCGGTGTAGCGGATGAGCCGTCGTCTTTTGGCCGTCTCGATGCTGATCGGGGCGTGTATGGGAACGACGGCCGGGTCGATGCCGTTGGCGATCAGCCAGGCCTTGAGCCCTTCACGCTGACCGGTGCTGACCAAGTCCGGCCATTCCTCCGGCTCGTAGACGACCTCTACGTCCGGCATCAGCCAGCCTCTTCCTCTTCGTCGTACAGGTTGTCGGTCACGTCCACGCGGTCCGCAGTGAGCGTCACCGTGACGGTGGGCCGCTTGTCCGGGTTGACGGACACGATCACGTCGGTGTCGATCGGGATACGGGCGGCCAGTTCCTGGCCGTCGACCAGGATCCGGCTGGTCCCTCCGCGCCGGATCACCTCGATCCGCTTGGCGTGCGG